GGTGCGGGCCCTGGCCGAAGAGATCATGGAGTTCCAGCAAGACAAGCGTGACCTGGTGGAAACCAAGGTGCGCCTGGTTGCCGGTGCCCGTGACAAACTGGAAGATCTCAAGGCACGATTCGTTAAAGAATCTGCCACGAAGATGAGCCAGGCCGTTGCCAAGCATCTCAAGGCTGAACTCAGCCAACTGCAAGAAGACATCAAGATCGCTCGTGAAAATTCGTTTGGTCGCCGCATATTTGAGGCTTATGCCGCAGAATTTGGCTCCACACATCTCAACGAGAACGCGGAAGTTCGCAAGCTCCGCGCTGAGATCGATGCCAAAGACCAGCAGCTGGCCGAAGCCACCCGGGTCGCCGAAGAGAAAGAATCTATCGTCGAATCCAAAGAGCGTGAGATCCGCATGATCAAGGAATCCAACGAGCGTGACAGCACGATGGAAGAATTGCTCGCACCCCTCAATGAGGAAAAGCGCGAAGTCATGAAGAATCTCTTGGAAAGTGTCCAGACAGCCCGTCTGAAAGGCGCTTTCGAGAAGTATCTACCAGCAGTGCTGGCCGAAGGCCGACCCGCGAAAGCTAAACAGGTGATCGCAGAGAGCCACGTGGCAGTGACTGGTGATAAAAATGTCAAGGTGATTGAAGACGAGCCTCGTTCCAACGTGATCGACATCAAGCGCCTGGCAGGTCTGTGATAGTAAAAAGGAGACTCTAATGTCACAAGAACTATTAGAAAGCCGTTGGGACGAGACCAAAGATGCACTCATGGAAGGCCTCAAAGGTCCCCGTCGCAACACCATGGGTGTGATCCTCGAGAACACCCGCAAGTACCTGAAAGAGAATGCGACTGCTGGTTCGACCATGTCGGGCAACATCGCTACCCTCAACCGTGTGATCCTGCCAGTGATCCGACGGGTCATGCCCACTGTTATCGCTAACGAAATCGTTGGTGTGCAGCCCATGACTGGTCCAGTTGGCCAGATCCACACGCTGCGTGTTCGCTATGCCAACACCATGAACGATCAGTCAGCCGCTGCTACCAGCACCACAGCTGGTGAAGAGGCACTGTCACCGTTCAAGATCGCCCAGGCTTACTCCTCGGCATCCACGGTCACGACAGGCGTTGTTGGTGCAAACCAAACACGTTACACTGGTGCAGACACCAGCATCATGGAAGGCACAGGCGGTCGCCAGATCTCCGTGCAGATCCTGAAGCAGGCTGTTGAAGCCAAGACACGTAAACTCCAGGCTCGCTGGACGTTTGAAGCCGCTCAAGACGCACAGGCCATGCATGGTATCGACGTAGAAGCCGAGATCATGGCAGCACTGGCACAAGAGATCACGGCTGAAATCGACCAAGAGATCCTGCTGAGCCTGCGTTCGCTAGCCTCTACAGAGTTCACATACAACCAAGCTACCGTTTCTGGTACAGCCACATTTGTTGGTGACGAGCATGCCGCCCTGGCAGTTCTGATCAACCGTGTTGCTAACCTGATCGCTCAGCGCACACGTCGTGGTGCCGGTAACTGGGCAGTGGTTTCGCCCGCTAGCTTGACTGTGCTCCAGAGCGCAACAACTAGTGCTTTTGCTCGTACCACAGAAGGTACTTTCGAAGCACCCACCAACACCAAGTTCGTTGGAACACTGAACGGCGCAATGCGCGTGTTCGTTGACAGCTACGCATCGGATTCCACTCCGGTGCTGGTTGGATACAAGGGTTCGTCTGAGGCTGATGCAGCGGCATTCTATTGCCCCTACATCCCCCTGATGAGCTCTGGCGTCGTGCTGGATCCCACATCGTTCGAACCAGTCGTTTCGTTTATGACTCGTTATGGGTACATAGAGCTCACGAACACTGCAAGTTCGTTCGGCAATGCTGGCGACTATGTTGGGGAAATCGCGGTCCAAAACCTTTCATTCTCCTAAACCGAGAATCAAAGTTTTTCTACCCAGGGATGGGAAGAGCAAAAAACCACCGCAAGGTGGTTTTTTGTTGAGCATATAAATGGGTGATATTGCTGTATAGAACTAAATAACAATATGAAACCCTACACTTATCTTGTCAAACACAAGCCCACTGGCAGAGTCTACTATGGCATGCGTGCCGCAAACAAAGTAGAACCAGAGCAGGACCTATGGCAACACTACTTTACCAGCAGTCCAAAAGTACAGCAACTCATAGAAGAAACTGGTCCAGAAAGTTTTGACGTGGAGATCCGCAAGGTATTTGAGACAAAAGAGCAAGCAGTGTTTTGGGAAACCCGCGTGCTACGTCGCTGTCGTGTGTTAGAAGATGATCGCTGGATTAATCAGAACATTGCAGGATATATTGTGCCTACAGAGGAAAGTCGCAGAAAGATTAGTGACTACCATAAAGGCAAAGCGAAAAGTGATGAACACAAAAAAAATCTGAGTGAATCTCAAAAAGGCAAACCAAAAACCAACTCTAAAAATCAAACTTTAGAATATCGTGCTCTTATGTCTAAACTAAAATCTGGAGAAAACAACGCTATGTATGGTAAACACCATTCAGAAGAAACCAAGGCCAAGATAGGAGCATTGATGAGTGAACGCATTCGCGGACATAACAATCCAATGAAAAAAGTTGAATGGACCGCAGAACGCAAGGAACGCATGAGACAAGTAAGGGCCAAACGTGGACCAGTGACAGCGGAACAGATCGAAAAGACGGCAGCAAAAAACAGAGGCAAAAAACGTACACCAGAACAGCGCGCAAAAATTGCTGCTGCTCTACGAGCATATCATGCGAATAAAAAATCCTAACCCCCGCTGGCACGGCCCCAACTGCGCCAGCCGCGCATAAGTACACGCAAGGAGAACTGCTATGGCCTGGAGCGCGACCGTCAATATCTACAATCGAACCTCACAGTATTCTATCACTGTCACGCACAACACTACTGGAGATCTTGCCACCATACCAGCTGGAGGATCCTGGTCGTGGACCACGAGCGATGTCAACAACACCATGGCGCTGAAATTTTGGCAAACACCCGGCAACTACTACATGCAGGGCAGCTTGGCCTTTGGTCCTGAGGCCGGTGTGTACATGGACCGTGGCTGGCTGGATCCCAACAATCAAAACATGACCTTGGGCGCGGACTATCCGGGCGGTGAATATCTACAGACCCAAAACGGTGGTCATACCGTGCTCAATTGGAATCAGTTCGAGGCAGGCGGTACCTTGAACATGAACTTCTTCCAAAATACCTAACGCAAGATCCATGCCCACCTTCATCACTCCTTATTCGGGGTCAGCCCAGCTGACTGCTTCAAACGGACTGGAGGTGGTGGAGCAGGCTCGCTGGCAGTTTAGTAAATTTTCCTACGCAGATGGTGCCACATTTGGCGTGACCCTTGATTTTCCTACCCGGGATCTACAGGGGCCTTACTATGACGTCAACGCCAATCCTCCGCCGCCAGGTCCACTGGTAAGCGGACTGCTGCATCTCCGTGCCCAGGACTGGACCATAGCCGAGATTGGCAATGAGTTGACAGCCTACACAGTGCCAGGTGGCCCGACTTATCCTGCTAGCAAGTGCCGCATCACCGTGGTTGGTTACTGGTGGGTGATACGTGCCCAGATATCCGCCAGTTACAACAGCTTTGGTGTGAACTATGGGGGCAGGACCGAGACCGATCAAGGTGGTCGAGACATGTCAGGCGATCTGCTTACATACCAGGCCCAACCCCAAACGTTCGTGATCCAAGGAGCGGGAGTGTCGGGTGGCGCACAGAACACATTCAGCGGTCATGAGTTTGAATGCAGGATCACTGAAAACGCGACCACGGTGAACTCAAACCGTGCGTTCACATCAAACACGTCCGCGCGGCCGGTCTGGGCCTATACCTATGCCAAGAGCTGGCAGACCGATTAGATCTTGAACAAGTTGATCCAGCGGCTGATCTGATCGATCACTGGGGCCCACTCACCTATCTTGGGCTGGCGGAACAGACGCGCGCTGGGATACCATGGACTGTCATTCCTGTCCAAGAGCCAACGCCAGTCAGTAGCATATGCATTGAGCATGATCCAGGTGGGTCGGCCCATGGCTCCGGCTAAGTGGCTGACGGCAGTGTCCACGGATATCACTAGATCCAGCTGATCCATCAGGCCTGCGGTGTCAGCCATATCTGCCACAGTACCGGGGTAGCTCTCTAACCCAGTGTCGGCCAAGAACGACATTTCTGCTTCTAGAGGTTCTACCTGTAGATTTATCCATTGATGTTCGGGATGGCGCTGTATGAGATCGCGGATGTGCTCTATGGGCACGCTTTTGTGCCGGTTGACCCAGGTATCTCTGCGTCCGCTCCAGCTGATGCC